TGCAGCAACTCAATCCCTTTTTAGTGCAAGTGTAGCAACTTCTATTAGCCAATCATCTGCAACATTTACTGCATTTAGTTCATCACAAAATATTATAAACCAAAGTGTAACTGCATCATTGGTTGAGTTGTTAAACCTATCATCATCATTGAGTGGTGGATATGCAACGCAAGGTGAATTAGACCAATCGGCATCTGTATTACAGGCAAACATTGATACGAAGTTAAACACATCTTCTTTTAATTCATATACATCATCTAATGATTCTAAAGTAAATTCATTAATTGCAGGAACTGGAAGTTATGCAACTACTGGTTCTAATACATTTAGGGGAAATCAAATTATAAATGGTTTGACAACAATAAATGTAGGAGCAGCTGGAACTGAATCACAAAAGGATTTCGTTGTAGTGACAGGTTCAGTAATTAATGGTAAAACATACAATCAAGTCACATTTGGATTACAAGATTATCCTTCATTAGGTGATAATTTTAAGGATGCGTTTGTATTTGATTATTGGGATTCAACAGGATATAATTATGGTGCTGCTTATCAGCACAATGCAATAAGAACAGGTGCAGAACTATTAGCATCTGGTTCAGGTAATTCATTTGGTGGAAAGGGATATGCTATAAGCCAATTGAGACAATTAGGTTCAGGTTCATTCTTAAACCAATATGCATCTATAATCAACATTGGTTCATACGCACCATCTACTACTGATTACATCCAAATTGGACATAACGCATTACCATATCTTCAATTATCATCTTTGAGTAATCAGATTACTGGTTCTACAACTATAAGTGGTTCTACTAGAATTATTGGTAATCTAACTACTTCAGGCTCTGTTACTATAACAGGTTCTGTTACTATAACAGGTTCTGTATATGGTAATGTATCGGCATCATCTATAACATCACAAACTGCGAGTATAGATTTAAGTGTAGCAAACTACTTTACCTTAACACTTTCGGGTTCGACTAATATAAATGTACTAAATCCTAGACCAGGCGTAACTGCAACATTAGTAATCAATACAAGTACAGGAGCAAGTGCATCATTTAGTTCAAATGTGAAGCAACCATCGGGTTCGTTCTATGTAGCATCACCATCTGGTAATATAGATATTATTTCATTTACTTCGGTGAATACTACAAATGTATTCGCATTTCCTGCACAATCATTCGTATAATATATGATACCACAACCATTTGTAAAAGGAGCTGGAGAAAGAGTATTTTTCGGACCGTATGAATATCCATCCGGAGCAGATTTGATATTTGATTTTGGTAATCCTGCTAGTTTTGGAAATACATCTGCATTATCAGCATCTAATGCTGCAACTACTTCTCCTGCTGCATCTGTAACTGCATCTTTTATACCATTTAATAATCCAGGTCCTATTTATCCAACATATAGTTCAAATAATGGAGGTGTTATTATTACATTAGAAGGTGGAGCTGGTACTAATTATTTACAATGGGATTGGAAATCTACTGAAAAACAAACAAATGTATTAGTATACGCACCTAATGGTAATCAAAGTAGTGGTACAAATCAATTTTTTCCAAAGACTGCTGGTGCAAGTAGTATAGAAGTACAAATAGTATATCCTCTTAATAGAATGTTTGTTAATATTGCAAATAGTAGCAATGTTAAAACAGATGATGTATTCGGACAAATACAATTTGATACAGGTTCTTTGAATAGTAGAAATGGATGGAATACTTTTATAGTTTCTGCTAATGAAAGTAATATACATAATCTATATGTAAATACTGCTACTTCATCATTGGATACAACTACAATTACTAGAACTACTAGTGCAACACAAACTACTCAATTAGGATTAAGTTCGAATTCTAGGATTATGGCATTTTTACAATATCCAAAACTATTAACACCAAAAGAGGTAAGACAAATAAATAAAGTATTCTCACAAAGATTTTTCTTATAACAAAAAATAACTATAAATAAATAAACAATTGTTAATAACAATATAAACTAAACAATTATGAATGCAAAAACTGTATTAAGTAAGATAATGGCTCTTTTATCCAAAGATGAATTAACTTTAACTTACGCTAAATTGGCCGATGGTACAATTGTAGAATCTGCTACATTCGATGTAGGTGAAACATTAGATATCGTTTCAGAAGATGGAACTAAATCAAAAGCACCAGATGGAGAACATGAATTATCTTTGAAAGATACTGAAGGTAACGAAACTCTAATCAAAGTTAAAACTGAAGCTGGAGTTATCGTTGAAAGAGAAAACGTAGAATTGGAAGATGTAGAAACAAAAGATATTCCACAAGCATCAGGTGATGTTCCTGAATCAGAAATTGCTAAAGGTGAAACTAATTCAGTAACTAGTGGTACTGTAAAAATGGAAGAAGAAACTGATACAGTTGAAGCACTACCAGAAGATACAGATAAAGAAACACCATCAATCGAAATCGAATTGAAAAAGATGATGGAGAAATTAGCTTATCGTATCGAAGAGATGGAGAAGCGAATGATGAAGATGGAAGAGGTTAAAGAAGAGGTAGTAGATAAGGAAGCTGATATTAAAAAAGAAGATGATATCGAAGAGATGGAACTTCCTAAATTAGATGGAGCACCTGTTGAAGATGGTATCAAATTCACAGCTCAAACAAACAGTAAAAACTATGGTAAGAAGGTAGTTAATTCACAATCTTCTTTCTTATCAAAACTTTATAAATAAAATATTAATTCATTAAAAAACAAAGTAAAATGAAAGCAAAACAAAATTTCGCACTTCCTACTGTAACCACAACCTACGCAGGTGAGGCAGCATCAGGATACATCGCAGCGGCGTTGTTAAGTGCAAACACTTTGGATAAGAAGTATGTAACTATCATGCCAAACGTGAAGTTCAAATCTGTAATCCAAAAATTAGATGTATCTGGTATCGTACAAGATGCTTCTTGTGATTTCGTAACATCAGGTTCAGTAGCAATCTCTGAACAAGTATTGACTCCAAAAGAACTACAAGTTAACTTACAATTGTGTAAGCAAGAGTTCGTAGATTCTTGGGAAGCTCTTTCCTTGGGATTCTCTGCATTCGATGAAATTCCAAAGAACTTCAACGATTTCTTAATCTCTTATGTTGGTGGACAAGTAGCCGAAGCAACTGAAATTGCAATTTGGCAAGGTACAAACTCCAATGGTTCATTCCCTGGATTCCAAACTGCATTATCTGCATCTGTTGCAGCTGGTGGAGCAGGAGCAGTAGTTTCAGCTAAATCTGAAGGTACTTCAACTGTAATCTCTGGTTCAATCACTGCATCTAACGTATTATCTAAATTGAATGATATCGTTGCTAGTATCCCTACAACTGTATATGGTAAGCAAGATTTGGCATTGTATGTTCCAACTAACGTAGTTAAGGCTTATCAGCAGGCATTAGCAGGTGGTTCAGCAGGTGCAAATGGTTTCAACAACCAAATGAACATAGGTGAGAAACCATTGAACTTCAACGGAATTGAAATGTTCCATTGTCCAGGTATGAGTGCATCTAAAGTAGTTGCAGCTCAAAAATCTAACTTATTCTTCGGTACAGGTTTATTATCTGATTACAACGAAGTAAGAGTATTGGACATGGCTAACATCGATGGTTCTCAAAACTACAGAATTGTAATGAGATACACCGCAGGTACTCAATTCGGTATCGGTTCTGATATCGTATACTACGGAGCAGCAGTATAATAAAAAACTAAAGGGGTGGGATATTCTCACCCCTATTATCAACCAAACTTAAATAATAAAGATATGCCATGTAATTTATCAGCTGGAAGAAACGAAGTATGTAAGGAAAGTGTAGGTGGACTTCAAGGAGTTTACTTCATTAACTACACAACAGGTTCTTTCACTAAAAACGGAAACGGAGAACTAACAGCAGTTCCATCCGGCTCTTCTCTTTACTACTATGAATTAAAGGGAACTAGTGCATATACTGAAACTGTAAATTCATCTCGTGAAAATGGAACAACTTTCTTCTCTCAAGAATTAGTTCTTAATTTGAAGAAGTTAACAAATGAAATGACTACCCAATTAAAGCTTATGGCTTATGGTAGACCTCAAATCATTGTTTGGACACAAAACGGAGATGCACTATTAGTTGGTGAAAGAGAAGGTGCAGATGTTACTGCAGGTACAATTCAAACAGGAGCAGCATTGGGTGACCTTTATGGTTATTCAGTTACGTTCACTGGTCAGGAACAATTGCCAGCAGTATTCTTATCAGGCTCAACTACAACTAATGCATTAGGTGGATTAACTAATAACTACACATTAGTTTACGGAACTAACTCCTAATTCAGT